ATCACCGTTAACCGTTGTAATAACCGCTTTTGGTGCGAACGCACTAACTACGTGTCCGTTGACATCTCTCTTTTGTCCACTCATCTTTTATTCTCCAATCTAAATTAATATGCGCTTTTTATTTCAATTGTTGAGCCTGATAATTCAAACACATCAGCCATGCTTTGTAATTCGTGTAACTTATTTTTAAATATCGCTTGTGTTTGTAATGCAGCATCTTTAGCATCTACCTCGACATCTGTATAACTGTCTGCTAGGTCTTTTGCTTTACTCATAGTCTATTCTCCTACCATTGCTACCATCTCAGCTTCTGCTTCAGCATTACGTACTGCTGCTGATTTGCTACTGCTGCATCTAACTCAAACTGTGATGCCTTGGTTGCGGCATTAACTGCTGCATCTTTATAGTCTTTGATGTTGTCGGCAGAAACCGAGCTATGCATTCCTGCGTCTTGTTCCCATTCTGTAGACATTACACGTTCCTCATTACTAAACTTGATCCACTAAACTGCATATTTTCGCTCTGCGCATTCGCATTAGCTATTGCTGCTGAGTATAACTGCGCCCAAACTGGCACTCTAGCATCTTCCTGTAAATATGGTGCTGACTGTAGTAATGCGCCATATAAATAAATATCTGGATAATCTACCAGCAACCAGTTATCTACTATTTCATTAGAAAGTGACGAGATTCTAGCTGAGTATAGCAAAGTCAATTCATAATCCTGTGCAGGCGTAGGAATAAACTCAATCTGACCAGAGTTCAAAGTGTAGTATTTAGGCTCTGCAACACCTTCACTGTTCAGCTTAAGACGACCTATCTCTGAATCACTTGCAGGCTTCACTTGTTTAACATTATCAAGCACAACATTGTGCAGCTTGATAATATCGTTCGGTAAATTTTCATAGGGTTCGTTTAACGTTGTAACAACACGCTTCTGCTGCTTCCAATGCAATAAGTCACGCGAAATCTGCGCCTCTGCCAGTTTAATAAACGTGGGAATAATGCTTGTTAAGTCATCCCTATTTAAGAAGTCTGCTACTGCTGTTTGCAGTTCAGCATAGTTTGTTAATGCCATTTATTCATCCCTTTTAAATGCTTGCTCATGCTAATGTTATAACTCATGAATAGACTCCATTGGTGAGCGCTGCTATTTACCTCTCGCCACCAAAAGCACCGCGCTTGATCATTTGCTCAATGATTTCATCAGTAAACTTGCCAGTGGGTGCAATTTGTCTTAATGAGTAAGCCTCTTGTGCAGCCATTGCAGGCGAGAGCTTAGTGATATCATCATAACCCCTTAATGCTTTATACTCTGGCACAAGATCAGAAACGTTAAACCCGTGCTGCAAACTACCTTTATAAAAGCCGATCAGCGAATCATCGTAAGATGGATTTGTTGATGGCATCCTGCCTTTATACGGATCATATTCCATTATATTCATAGCGGACAAATCTGGGGCATTTAATTGCGAAGCATCAGACACCGCAACTCTAGCCTCACCCAAAGTTAGACCGCCATCATCTCTAAAATCCTTATCCATCATATTCTGTATGGCCTTTCTGTTGCTTGGTTTCAACCCTTCAAACCATGCCACAACACCCTCATCATCCACGCCTTTAAATGTTTTCGCCACATCCTTATCAAGCATTTTCTTAATAGCTCTATTCAAATCACGCTTTTGACGTTTATTCATGTTAGATTGAGCATATGACAATAGTGTGCCGCCAGTCTTTGTTGCAAAATCATTACCTGTCGGGGCCATTGTAAACGGAACTAGCAACGGATTGCTTTCAGCAAGCTGGCTTGGGTTTAATGCCTTCCCCTTATTGATCATTCCTGAAACAACACCTGAAGCAGATGCCCATGCCTTACCTTCATTATCCAATGCATACCCTTGACCACCATGTAAATTAATTGGTGTCTTGAGCTTCACTCCGTTAATTTCTTTTATAGCTCCGCCAGCAGCCGTTCTATCCGCCATTGATAAAAGGAAGTTTCTGCCAGCTAAGTCATCTGGGGTAAGCGCTTTTAATATCTGATTGCCTTCACTATCCCTTGTTACTGTTAACTCATTCAGCCTTTCGGCTTCATTTTTCCTACCCTTGCCATATCTTGCATCAACGCCAGTGTCGGCAATATTCATTATTGACTCGCCCTTTTCCGACATATGCCTTTTAGTATCAATCCATCTGCCGTCAGGCATATATATGTTTTTTGCTGCAGACCTTATAGCCCCTAACCCTGGCACAAAGTCCAATAGCCCAAAACCTGCTGATACAGCATCACCTTTCCCGCCTGCATAGTCAGCAATATCAAAAGCGCTTTGTAATGGTGTAAACTCTACTGCCGTACTTCCGACACCCGCAATCTTTTGTGCATATTGTGACGATGCACCAAGACTTGTTGCTGTATCGAACAGCGCGTTATTTACTCTTTCACTCCAGGACTGGTCCGCAAAATCATTTGCTCTGATCTCGCCTGTTGGAATTGCTTTCGGATTGATGTAGTCTAGCGGATTAGTTGATACTTTCTGTCTTGAGTTCAAAGCTAGTAGGTCACCGCTACCTGCTTTTGCTGGGTCAAATGCTGCGTTAATTGATCTTAGATTGACTGGATCAAACGTGTTTCTTTCAATAACATTGCCTGCTCCATCAATAACTTCTGTGCCTGTGTAGCCTTGCTGTCTTAAGCTGTCCGTTAGCTCTTGCGATGACATCTCACTATTGCGCATTCTGTTCGCAATCTCAGCTTTTTCAGGTAAGCTGAATTGCTTTATGTTGCCACCTTTTGCATACATGGGCATAACATTAGGCGATACATTTTCCGACTTTGCTGTTTTTGCATAATGGCTTGCAATTCTAGCGTCAGGCGTTGTGTAAACACCTGTGCCAATATATCCTTCATCTCTTGATTGCAGCTTGCTTGGATCAAATGACACAATGTCTGATGCAGTTCCATGATAATAAATTGTATCGGTATCAAAACCCATCTCTCTTGCGCGTTGCAGCCTTGCTTGCTGCGACATATCTAAAGCCGCATCTGCTGCGTCATCACCCAAGCCTAATACTCTTGTTTCCCAGCCCATTACATAAACCCAAAACTTTAATCAAAAACATTATAACTCAAATACAAACTAAGCAATACCCTTAACACTTCTTTTTAACGCGCCAGTTCCCCATGTATCTGATACAGGTGAGTAGCCTACTGCAAAGTATCTAAAACCATCTGATGCGTGAGATGCCCAATCATGTGATGGCCTACCTTGCCATGTCTTCATGCTTTCGTTCCACTCTCTATGGTACTGCCTTAGACAATCAACGCCTTTTTCGGTTCTCTCGGCATCAAACCAGCACTTAGGCAATATTGAACGAACAGCCTGAATGCCGTCATCAATACCAAGCTGCGGAGCGATTGTAATATTATTTAACCCCATGTTCTGCAGTACCTCGTAACGGCTCTTACCTGAACCAAGCTCTCTAACTCTGACATCATGCGGTAGTATATGCTCTTTGTAGGTGTAGCCTTTGTTCTGCAGTTCTCGCGTGTAATGGCTTAAACCATGACCTGAGTTCTCGTAAAAGTCTATAACCCTAATCTCAGCACCTATCACCTGGAAAAACCAGATTGACGTTTGGTCCGACATCCCTAAATCCCAGGACGTAATAACACCAACACTAGGCTCATAAGGCACGTATGTAATTCTGTTTGATGCCTTAATATCTCTAAACTCTATAGCGTAATAAGCACCTGCATTGTGTGTTAAGAAGTCACCCTCCCAAATATGATCGTATGCCTCTGGCCTCTTTACCAAGTCATCCTGTCGCTCGGCTTCTAACACCTCTGGAAACCAAGGGTTGTCCGAATAATTACATTTAACAATTATCGAATCTTCAGGTGGGTCTAGTCTAAAGCGTTTGTGCGTTGCTGACTCCTTGCTCTCAGGATTCCAGGTCACCCATATCTCTGAATCATGCTCACGAACAGTAGGAATAAGCTTCTCGTACGCCATATCTGATAAGTTTTCAGCTTCATCAATCCAGCACAAGTGTATACGCGCCTGGCCTTTTACACTGTCCAGGTTACGCCTCAACCCTATAAACGTATAGTAAATCCTACCGCACTTAGTGCGAATGTAATTAGCACCTATCTCGTAAAAGTCAGCCAACCAGTCAACCTCTAAAATGGCAGCCTTAACTTCTGCGAATGATGAATCACTCAACGAGTTTTGGAATTCACGCCCGCAAATGATTTGACCGCGCTTGCCTTGCATAGCCAACTCATACCCGCGTATAGCACTCATCAATGCAAAAGTTCTAGTCTTGCCGCTACCGCGACCACCATACGCTCCCCTGTAACGATATTTGCCTTTGAATACTGATGTTAATACAGCAGGTACATTAATCGTTGCTGTAGTCATCTTGCTTGACTCCGATAATTTCTATTCTCATAGGTTTAAATGAGTTGTCGCTTGATAGATTATCCTGCTCTATCTTATCCTTCCAACCAAAGCGGTTCTTCATGTTAAAGATCCATGTTGTAGCATTGCCACTCACTTCACCAACTGTCATCTCTCTGCCTGTACGCTCCCACCATATCTGACAAGCCTGACGCGCCTTTTTTATGGCTTGGGAAAACTCAGGCTCTTCTTCTAGCCATCTGTACCAGAGATCGTCACTGATACCAAGTTCATAACGCAGCTCTATATCGCTTGCGCCTTGCTTGCCTAGTATCAACACTTTCTCTTGCCAACCGTCTTCTAGTGAGCTTAACTCTCTTTTAGGTCTTCCGATTGGTCTTTTTTCATCACTCTGTGTCATCTTTAACGTCCAAAGTATTTATGCGTTATTGCTTATATATCATATCCTGTTACTAGCCTAAGTTACAAATGTTGTTATAACTATGTGATAAGTTGGTATATTTTACTTTAAAATCAATAGCTTGTCAAAACACACTCATTTACTGTTGTCATAAAAAAACCGCGGTTAAGCGGCTCGTTCAATGTTGCTTCTGTCAGTTCAGCTTTTATTTTTGTTTTCCTTGTTTTTTATTGACTACATGGTTACTACAATTGATAAAAAATATTTTTACAAGTTATTTCATAATTTTATATAAAAGTTGGTTCAGGTATGTTTTTATAAAACACTCCATTACCGTATGTCAGGTCTAAATCAAAATTATTTAATCCATTTAACAACATTATGGAATTTATAATCTCATCTTGGTTTTTACTAAAAGATTTAATGCTCATGATTTACTATTTTTAACTCCCCGCTAGCTGTTTTGCTCTAATTGCTGATTCGATGACATCCTCTAAATCCTGTATTTCATTTTTATGTCCTCTCATTCCAGTGAACAAGGCTTTTTTAATTAAATGTTGCAAAGCTGGATTGGTTACACCGCACCCTGCAATAATTCCATAAGCATCCGTTTTAACGCTTTTATTACCTTCAATATCAAAAATTTCAACTAGATATTTTTCACCATCACGCTTTTTTTCTTCCATTGGTTTAAATTCTCTTTCTTCTTCAAAGCTTGAAACTGTTTTTAATTCAGTCATGCCGATTCCTTTAATTCTTTAAGTTCTAAGTGAAACATTTTGATTGCGTAGTCTTGCGTTTTGCTTGCAATTTCTTTTTCAATAGATTCATAAACAGCTTCG